AAGCGCGGGGGGGCTTTTGTTGCCCCACCCCGCCGTGGCTGCGATATCAATGCTTGAAACGGCAGAAGCCGTTGCTATCGGCACGGGGTCGATCAGCATAGACGATGCCGAACCAGTCCTCCGAGCGGCCGGAGCTACCGACGACGAAATCCTTCGCGCTAAGGTCCGCGCGTGGCACGAAAAGCATAAAGGGAGCCATTGATGGCCGTTACTCTTACCGGATCAAACGGGCTGTTCACGCGACTTGGGTCCGTAATCTACACGGCTGACATTGCTCGTACGCATCAATCGGCAGTCTTGTCTGCGCTACGGAACGCGCGATCAGATTATTCCAACACTGATATCCCGTACGCGACGTCGATCGTAGCAGGTGAGGAAAATATCACGCGGGCTGCCGGTACGTCGTTCCCATCCCTCGCCGAAACCGTCCGGTCGACCATTATTGAGATGGTCAACGATGACGTTCCTTTGGCGAACAAGACTTTGCAAGATGCCCTGATTGAGCTTAAGTCTCAGATGTCGGCTGCGTCGATCAACGGCGTCGAGCCGTCTGTTTCAACGACGTACGGAAGCGGCAACGTCGGTGATGGCGAAATCGTGCTTTCCGTGAAGGACAGATTTAATGATTTCTTCCAGTACCTCCGTGCGGAAGACATTCATCTTATTTGCACAACTGACTCGCAAGAGGGCGCCGTAACGTCGGGCCGAGAACTTTTCCGGTTGTCCGGCGAGGCATCTGTACGCGATACCGCGTCAACTAAGTGGCCCGGAGGATCTGGTGCCGCAAAGACCTTGCGCGTGTGCGATCCTTCCGAAGGGCCGGGGTCAACGCCCGGCCGATCCATCCTCACTAACGGGGGTCTCGATTCGTTCAGCGGCCATATCCCCAACAACTGGACGCTTGACGTCGGTTCCTCTTCGACCGTTGATGAGGAAAACACGGTTGTGTTCCGAAACGGCGCCTCCTTGAAAATCGATGGAGACGGCTCAACTCTCGATGCCTTGTCGCAGGTTTTCGGGACAAGCGGCGCTACAACCGGCAAGCTCAAGCCGGAAACTCGATATTCGCTTTCGGCCGTAGTGCGTGTCAATGCAACGGTTGCTGCTGGTGTTTTGAGGCTTTCCGTCAAGGACGGGTCCAACACAATCTTGGATTCGGGCGGCGCGGCAGTTTCGTCAACACTTTCGGGCCTGACCGATGATACTTGGACTCGGATCAAGGCCGAGTTTGTCACGCCTAAGAATATCCCGTTAAACACCAAAATTGTCCTTGAGTTGACAACCGCCATCACCAATAACGGGCTCTGCTACGTCGATGACGTTTGTTTGGCCGAAATGGAAACTCTGACGCCTCAAGGCTTGTACGGGTTGCTGCTCCCCGGGTCGACGCCCTTCGTACGGGACGATTCGATCGCTGTCGCAGTGACGGCGAACCTTTACGGAGCGAAGCTTCAATACTGGCTTGAACGTTTGATCAGCATTTCAGAAACCGGCGTTGTTCTTCCTTTCTCGACATCAGGAACAGAAACTATCGGCGATGCCGTAATCAGCGGGACTTGATCGATGCCTTCGCAGGACGCCGTACTTCGACAAATCGAATCCTATTTGCGGGCCTCGCTTTCCGACCCGGACGACGATTTCGTCTATATCGTGCCAATCCCGGCGTTTGCTCCGCACGATGATCGACTTGTCCAAATCGTTCCCGGGGCGCCCCGAGCGATTCATCCGCGATCCGGCGGAGGATCGGTGGCCGAGGAATTCTCGGTGGTCTATTGGCGTCGGCTTTTCACAGACTACGCAATTTCGTCCTCAGATTTGATCGCGAGCGGCACGCTAGGCGTACTTGCCGGCATTTCCAATGTTCGACAAGCCATGCGATCCGCAGACAACGCCGATTTCACCAACCTCCTCGTTCTCCCGCAGTTCATCGGTGGATCGCGTCCGATGATGAGTCGGGACCACCCCGGGTGGGCCTACGTCGAGGACACCTATCGAATCGAATACGATCTCGGCTGGAGACATTGAATGGAGCAACTTGGCGCCGTCGAGGTCCGGGTGACGGACGAGGCCGAGGTCGCCGGGCGATCGTCGGTCGAGGGTCTACTTCGGGTCAAGGCCGAGGCTCAGATCATCGGCGCGGCGGTCGCAAAGGCAGTCAGCGACGCCCTACGCGACGCGGCATCGAAGCCCGTTGGCGGCGGGGAACCGGCCCAGCCGGGTACGTCCGGCGGCGGCGGTGCAGGCGGCAATCGGTTCCTGATGCTTGGTCGGCTTGCGGGCAAGACGCGCCTTGGCGGCAAGATTGCGGGCGGCGCTTCGCGTATTGCCGGGCTTGCTGGAGCGATGGGCCTCAGCGGCGGGATGTTGGTCGCCGCCGGGGCGGTGGGCGTCCTTGCTGCGTCGGTTGGGATCGCGGCAACAATGATGAATCGTTGGTCGTCCGAGGCGATGGCCTCGCTTGAGCATCTCGCCTCGATCAATCCGACGCTGGCGGCGGTGTCGGCCGGTCTATCGGTCCACGGTCTGCAAATGGATCTCATCAGGGGATCGGCTCTGTCCGGGTCGCTTACCGCGATGGCCCGTGCGCAAATCGACTACGAGCGGACGATCCTCCCGATTCAAATTGCGTTCCGAGACTTCAAGGCGCAAGCAGCGACGGCATTCACCCGTGCGAAAACCGCTATCGCGGAGCCGATTTCGGCGGCAGTAGCGGCGCTCACTAATCCCGCCGCCGAGCAGCAGTACCGGCTGGCAAAGCGAATGATGGAGCAGGCGATGGCGTCAGGCGACGAAACGGCAAAGGCGGCAGCCGAGGCTCAAATGAAGATCGCGGCCGAGATGGGGTCTATTCGTGCCCGTGTGGCGATCGGCGACGCGACACGGAGTCTCGACTCGATGAACCTGATGATGCTCCGAGACTTTGAAATCCTGTCCGGTGGATCGTTGAACGCCGCCGACGTTCAGCAGCGAAGTCGAGCGGCCGGACCGTCGACGCCGCCTTCGTATCCTGACCAACTGACCGGATGGGCGGGAGGAGTCGGCTGATGGGATGGCTTGTACGCTATAACGGGTTCGGCACCGAATTAACGAGTCCCGAATTGGAATCTGATTGGTATCACGTAACCATCGATGCGTACGCCGCGCAACCTCAGTACGCAGACGACGGAGTATCTCGGCGCGCAACTAGACACGTGCTTCGCGGAACAGCTCTAATCCGCGAATCGACAGAAGCTGCTTTCTTTGCGCGGTGGCGAGAAGCTGAGGAAGCGTTTGGGGCGGTCGGGAAGTCCCTGCAAATTTCGTCCGACGCTTACTCAACGGGAAACGACTATCTTGTCGACTTCGACGCCGACAACGATCCGCCTTTCTCGATCGGCTTTCCCCGAGGCGAAATCAATATCACTCGGGTGGCGGGGAAGCTTTCGGCGTTCGTCGGATTCACGCTGGAGTGGGAAACGCCGCCGGTGGCCGTTGCGTCGCCCGAGTCCTCGATTCTCGCGCATTGGTGGACACAATCGTGGGATCACGACGAGTCCGGATATCTAAAGTGGACGGTATCCGGGCAACTGGTCGTTGCCCTTGACAAGACACTCGGATCGGCGCCCGCGTTTGAGACAAACCCGGACGCTTTCCGCGAACTAATCTATCCGGCGCTCCCGACAAACTTTCGGCACGAATCGTCGCAGTACGCTGTGTCCCCGCAAGGCGACGCCCTGATTTACTCCATCACGGCATCGGAACACGCCCGTCCGTTGCCGGCGCCCGCTCGCGTTGGTCGCGGATCTTTCGTCTGGCGTCGAGACGCGACGTCGGGCGGAGGCGCTTTGCTCGGCATTAAAATGTTTGACGTCGAACTGGAAGGAGATCCAAAGGCCGATCGGAACGATTTGCTCGCGGCGGCAGTCCGTTGTTCGGTGAATCGGATTGTTTGGGGCGGGCCGGGGGCGGATCGGATCTTGTCGGTCGAGGTTCAGGAGAACGACATATTCTCCCGAAACTCGATTCGCCTTGCCGTGGTCGCTCAGGCGATCGGATCGGCCGTTCCGTTCTCGATGCGGAATCCGTCGACGAATCAGCCCATCGACATCGGCACGCCGTTGGTCGGGGCATTGGACGGACTGACAGCCGGTTTCCGCCCGAACGCCTACGGAGCGGCGCTGGTTCGGGGCGTGCGGCGGGCGATCGTCGGAACGTACGAAGCGCCGACGAAGGCCGAATACGAATCGGTCAATCAGTCCTCTGAAGAAATCTACTCCTACGTCGACGCGGGGGTCGGCGATATTTTGCCGGTTATCCCCGTTGGCGACGAAACGGAGTTCATCCAGCAAGATCACGCAAATGCTTCCTATCTTCGCGTCACTGCCAAAGAACACGTTTCGGTCGACGATCGGAGGCACCTTTTTGTGCCGATCGACCCGTCCGCATCGGCGATCCCGGTTCAACGAACCGCGCCGGTAGTGCGTATTTTCTCTCGGGTGACGATCGTGCGGCTGAAAGTCGCGCCGGAACGTGTGATGATGGCCGTCCCGCCCGGCGGTATGGTGACCCACGAAAACTGGGCGGTCGAAGTCGGGACGGTGGACGCAAACAACAATCGAGTATTTGTCGCGGTGTACGAGCGTGAGGTCGTCTTGTCCAAATCGAACGTCAACGCCGCCGTATTCGTCACAAGATCCGTCAACGTGCCCGGCGTCGGCGAGGTCGAGTTCACCGCCTTTGAGCCGGAATCGTTGGCCCTGCCGGGCGACCCGCGAACGGAATCCCCGTCGAGCATTCGGAACCGAAATATTTTCGGGGTCCATCCGCGATCCAACGGAACGACAGTCTTCGACCACGTGCTGCGTCTTGACCTTGAGGCCGAGTACGGCTTGGCGGCATCGAACCCATGAGCGCACATTTGCTTGTCGGGGCGACGACTGTCCCCATCTACGCCGTTCCGGAGTCCGCCGCGTCAGAACTTCGCGAGATGGGCGTGTCGGTGCCCGACGTCAATATGTGGCATTGGCCGATGGGTCTTGGCCGACACGGCCGGGGCCGATTCGTGGTCATGGCGAAGGATCTCGCCGACCTTGATGATCCTGAGTCGTCGGAGGTCACGCTAGTTCTTGGCGACATCCGGTTCGACGCCTTGTCGCTTATCCGGCGGGGGATTTTCTTCCCCTCCGCCGGGTCGCCGCCGATGCTGGTTGTCGATGTCGTCGATGAGCGATATCGCTGGTTTGGGGCGATCAACCACTCAACGATGAATCTGACCGGGCAACGGCCGGAGGTAGACGAGCCGGAAACGATCCGAGAGTTTGCCGAGCAGGTTATTTCGTCCGGCGATTTTGGCCTTTCTGGCGCCGTGGCGTGGCCGGACGAGGAAACCGGCGCCGTCGTCGCTTACGACGTTCGGCTGTCGGCAGCCCCGGTCGGAGTGTCGCTTGACCGCCTGCTCGCCTACGCGGGCCTGCGGGTGTGTCCGCTGCCCTCGCTGGCCTACGAAGCCCGCGCCCCGTTGCCGGCCGGATATGGCCCGTCCAGCCCGCTTGAACACCGTTACGAGGTCCGCCCGTTGGCCGAGTCGGCGAGCGGTCTGGCGTCCGCCTACGCCGCTTTGAAGGACGCTACGCTCTGGGCCTCCATCGGCGCTACGGCGGAAACTGGGGCGTTGACCGGCGGCGGGGAGGGAATCGTTCAGGCCGGATTTCCCATCGCGGTAAACGCGAACCAACTACCCGAGGCCGTCGAAGTTGCCTTCCCGGCAGTGCGGGCGGACGGATACCCGCGTGCCGCCCCGTGGGACCGGGACGAATCAATCCGGGTCCGGGTGGTCATCCCGGGCGGGCGGGGGCCTGTGCAGCGGATCGGAGCCGCGATTTACGCCACCCTTGGCGGGGACGATCCCGCGTCGGTGACCAATCAGGAGGCGCTCGACGCCGAGGCCCAGCGGCTTGCCGATCTCGTTGCCGCCGTCCACGACGTCGGGACGCCGAATATCGTTGTCGGGGGATTTGCGACCGTTCGCATGATTTCGGCCATCGACAAGGTGGTGTACGGGATCGACCCGCCTACGACCCGGATTGTGTCGGACGTCCAACGATCACTTCGGACGTCCCCGCTTCGTGTCGTTGACGCAACGGGATCAGCGATCGCCTACGAAGGGCCGATCACCACGCAGATTCGCGCGTTCGGATCGCCGTCGGACGTTTTCGTTGGAGTCATCACTGCCCGGGATACCGAGTCCCTGAACTACAACGCCGCCGCAATCACCGATCCCTCGATTACAGTCACGAATCAGTCGCCGATCAATCGGCCGGTAAGCCTTGCGGCTGTGGACGTCATTCCGGCGTCGGTCGGGGCGTTCTGCTTGTTGCTTCGCGTGTCCGCCGAATCCGTCGCCCTCGTAGTGTGGGAGCAGATTCCGACAGAATCGTGCGACGTCCCGCTTGTTGAGGGCGCCGCTATTCAGGGGCTTCGCCCCGAATCATTCACGGCTCAGGTCTTGGGGATCTGATATGGCCTTTTCCGATACGGCTTTCGGGCCGCTCGATGGTGTGAACGATGTGGTGGTTGTGCCAGCCCCGCCCCCTACGGTGCGGCGACTTGTGACGTCGCTCCGAATCATCAACGGTGATTCCGCGTCGTCTACGACGTCAATCCGCCTGCGGCGTACGGGCGTCGTCCCGTCCGGAGATCCGCTTTTTGTTGCGGTCTTTCCGCCGCTCGTCGTTGCGGCGGGGAACGACCTTGATCGCGGGAAGCAAATCATGGTGACATCGGAGTACGAACTGATCGCGTCGTTGGCCGTCGAACCCACGACGTCCCCCGTGACCTTTGTTGCGATATGGATGGATCTCGCGTGACGTCGCTGATTTCCCGGGATCGGAAAATCCGCCTGCGAGGTCGCCGAGTCGCCACCGACGAAATCGGAACCGATTGTTGCTGCGACAACGACAACCCGCCGCAAGTTGGTGATTGTTGCGGATGTGCAGAATGCAATCCAGTTTATACGATTTCAATCCGAGAAGAATATATCTTACGTGATGTCTGCGAGACAAAGTGTGACATTTCGATCGCAGTTGTCCGGACGACGATTGTGCAGGTGGTAAGGCAGGTCGGGATTTTGTGTGATCCCGAAAACGACCCGGCGTGCGAAGGGTCGTGCCAATGGGGTTTGCTCGCCCCCGGAACAATAGTGGAGACTCGATCTTGGCTTAATCCCGACCCGTCTTGCAACACCGATTTTGAAATTCCGCCGTCTGTAATTTCCTTTGTCTGCGGGGATTCTCAATGCTTTATAGGAATCGAATGCCCAACATGCGGAAACGCGGCGTCGCCGCCATACCAAAACAGGTGGTCAATTTTGATAAGACCTTCATTCGGTTTGGTCTATTTGTTTGTGGTGGCTACGCAAAACGGCCCGATTGATGCGTGCCCGACAGAAATCGGATGGGAGCCGCCGATCCTTCCAAATCCGCCATCCGGGGGGGGGAGCCCCTGTTTTGAGGTTGAGGGCTACACCATCGAATGGAGCATCGCGTGACGGATCTCGACTATTTCGACGCCGACGGGACGATTCTTGTCCTCGACGTTCAAACGGCCGCCAAGCGAGGATTTCGGCGAGCGTCCAACCGCGAAATTGGCGCCGCTATGCGTCGATCGCTGCCCGGGGCGTTTGAACGAGGCCGAATCACGGGCCTCGGCGACGTTGTGGCATTGATTGCCGAACCGATCCGCCGAATGCTTGTACGTCGCGCCCCGCAACCAATCGCAAAACGGGCCGCCGATTGTCGTTGCGAAGCCCGCCGCGAGGCCCTTAATCGAACCATCCCGCTGCGGCGGCAACCGGAAGCGTGACAGCAAGCGTCAGCAACAAAATGACGGACGCGGCTCCGATGGCGATTAGCACGGTCATCGGGGATCTCCCGGTCCAAGCGGGGGGGGGCCGACCAAAGCCCCCCCCCTCAAGGAACCGACGCTCAGTCGAGCATCGCCATACGTGCGACACGATCCCCGACGATCATAGCAGCCTTTGCGATCGTGTCCCCGGACAATCCGTCGGCCTCCGGCAGCCCGTCGTTATCCCAATCGGCGAAGATCTTCAAAAGTTCGATGCCAAGTAGCATCGCTCCGAAGTGGAAGAAAAGTTCAGGGATCGCGGAATCTCGGCCGTGCAAAACCCCGGTCGATGCCATCTGCGAGGCCATGATTTCCAGAGAGTTGCGAGCGATTTTTGCCGCGTCGGCGAAATGCTGGTCTGGATCGCCGTCCGTGACTGGACGGGCCTGAATCAGCGTGAAGGCGAGCATGTTCGTTGCGTGGTCAAGCATGAAGGGCCTCCTGTCCGGCGAGTCCGCCTTGTTTGACCCATGCCTGCACGGCGTCGCGTGAGCCCCATGCGCGCCCCGGCACGGCGTTAAAGACCGCTCGGACCCACTGCGGCAGGATCTTCTGGTTGCTGCCGTCCGCCCGGGCGGCGGCCTCAAAGAGATCGTTCGCAAGGACGGCGGACAAGAATCCGCCCGGCTGAATCCCCTCGACGACGTACATCGCAAGGGCGTGGGCGCCGGTCGATCCGATCCCGTAGTCCTCAAGGATGCGGGCGAGATTGGTGATGCGTTCGTTCATTTCGGTTCCTTTCGTCGGCGGTATTGCCGTCACCGCCGTAGGCCCGGGCGTCGCGGGGACGGCCGGGCCTGCGGGCGGCGTGGAGTGATCAACCTCGCGGGAAGCACTTATCGCAGAGCGTCTTGGCGTACTTCTCACGGGACTCGGCGGTGTCCTCGGCGACGATTCGGGCGTGGAAGCGGATGCCGCAGTTCGTCGGACCCTGACCGCCGCAGCCGTTCCGATGAAGCTTGGTGCCGGTCTTCGATCGGACGATGACGTTGGTCGTGTTGTTCATTGGTCGGTTCCTTTGTTGGTCGGCAGGATTGCCGATGGGTTCACCTTAGCCCATCGGATACATACCGCAAGCGACTTGATCGGATAATCCAAAAGAAAATCCCCCTCCGGCATTTGGCGTGCCGAGGGGGGGCGGGAAGGAATATTGCCGACGGCGGATCAGATTCGCGATTGCAGCGGCGTGAGGAAATCCCAGCTTCGGTCTCGGCTCGGCGTCGCCTTCCAAGTGTTGAAGTCGTTCATAGAAAGCTCGCGGAAGCCGAGCCGATCGATGAGGTACATCTTGCCGCCGCGTTCGATGATGTCGCCCGCCGAAAGGCTGTATCCGTCCTTGACGATCTTGCTGCCGGACGGATTATTCCCCTGACGATAGAAAAGCTCGTCGAGGCTCAAGCCCGCTTCAGTTTTGAACATGACGAAGCCCCAATCCTTGTCCGTGAAGGCGTGCGGGCCGGACGCGGCGAAGTAAAAGCTGATGGTTTCGGTGCTGCTCATTAGTCGGTTCCTTTGTTGGTCGGCGGGATTGCCGATGGGTTCACATTAGCCCATCGGATACATACCGCAAGCGACTTGATCGGATAATCCAAAAGAAAATCCCCCCCGGACAGACGAGCCGTCCGAGGGGGCAAGAAGGAGAAAGGAGGTAGGGTCAGACGCCAGCCATCTCGCGGGCGACGTTCCATGCAATCCGCTTGACGTCGTGGGCGCCGCCAAAGAGGCGGGAATACGCCGAGGCCATCAGGCGGCTGTCGTCTCGGGCATGATATCGCTTCCGGTGGTCGGCCCATTCGGAAATGCCGTTCCAAGCCCCCCAAGCGGTCCGGTCGATCCCGAATCGCGACTGCTTGTCGCCTGATCGGATTGTTTGCCATTCGTGGACAAGAGCCAGCGCCCGCTTTCGCTTCCTCCCCGCCTTGACGTCGCGGGCCGCGTCCTCGGCCGTCGGGATGGCGCCGTAGACCCGCTCCCAGACTTCCTCGTAGTATCGCTGAATCGCCGCGTCGGCCATCTCATCCCGGGCCATCTTTCGGGCGATGTCCGACCATTCGATCGTGCCCCGGATCGCGGCCCGAATCGCCGCCATCGACGATTCGATCCGCTGATTGATCGACGGCGTGTGCATGAATCGGATGATTCGATCTCCAGTCGCCCGCTCGGCCGCGCGATAGGTGTTCGCGCAGACAATCCGAATCGGCGTCGGAAAGAATCCGAAAGCGGTTCCGCCGTCGTGTCCGTTTGTCATTGCGACGTACGGACGGATCGTGTCATCGTTGCTTGCCCCGCTGCCGGACGCGACGTTGATGAGCGATGTGTGCCGCAGCAGCATCCAGACCTTTCGGCCCGCCTGAAGCGATCCGGCGGACTCGACTTCGATCTCGCCGTCGTCGATGTCCCGCCCGCGAAGTTCGTAGGCGAGTTCGGCAAGTTGCTGATTCTGGACCGGGGTGTAGGACGCCGACGCGACGCCGAGGGCGTCGAGCGTGTCGCTGCGGATCGACGCCGCGTGGGTCGGGACCGGGACGCGGACGACGCCCGCCTCGATTGCCCGGTCGATCTGATCGATTTCGTGCCGGACGGCATCGTGCTGCTCGTTCAGAGCCTCAATTGTGTCGACATTTGTTTCGGTCGCGGCGGCGCGAGCGATCATCGCGTCGAGTTCGGCGATCCGAGCGAAATGCTTCTCCCGCTTCGCGTTTAGTCCCGCCGCGATGTCCTCGTCGATGTCAATGTGCGCGTACAAATCTGCGACGACCGCCCGCCAATCGAGCCCGGCGAGCCGGATGGCGTCCATCGGCGTCGGGGCGTTTTCGGTGACGACGCCGAGGCCGTGCCATGCCGGTTTTCCGGCAAGGACAAGGTTGTCGGTTTCAGTGATTTCGTGTGCCAAGTTGGTTCCTTTCAAATGCCCGGCGGAATTGCCGGTCCGAAAACCCTAGCCGTTTGTCGGCGGATTGGAAGCGGGTCGTTCGGATTTTCTGAGTAATCCGGCGATTTCCGCCTTCGCGGCGGACGCCATCGCGTTTGCGGCGTCGGATCGGATGTCCCCCTCGGGCACGGAATCGCATCGTGCAACCGTCGCGTCCACAAACAGGTCAAAGGCCGTGGTGAGAACTTTGACTTCGCGTTGAACGCAGAAAGGACACGGCATTGTTCGGGATCGCCCGCCAAAAGACAGACCGGCGATTTCACCCGTCCCGCCGCACGAATCGCATTCAATGTCACCCACACCGCACCTCCCGCTCTGCCGCTTTGAGGGCGGCGAGGGCGGCGGCGAGAGCGGCTTTGGCGGCGGCGTAGTCGGCGTCGGCGGCGAGCCAGACGGCGGCGAGGGCGTCGCGCGCCTCCTCGTACGCCGCACGCAGTGATTTGATGCGGTCACTCACCCCGCACCTCTTTTCGCTGCGGCTCGCCGGTAGCTTCCCGAATCAAGTCCCGAAGTAGCTCGGCCGAAGGCCATCCCGACAACGATCCCTCGATCGTTTGCGGGTCGCGTGCGACGCCCGACTCTGAGGTTGCATACCAACGCATCCGAAATCCGATCAGCCCGCCGGGTGTTGTGTGGACCGTGATTGATCCGCCAACGGACTGAAAAAGGCGGATTTCCTCCGTGAAATCGTAGTGTGCCATAAAACCTCCTAAAACGATCGTGATGTTTGGGGGGAACGATAGCCGATCCCGGCCGGTTGGCCGTCGGAGCGATAGTTGCCGATCACGTTTCTCATGAGCCGTTCGTCCATCAGTAGTTTGCCGTCGCCGATCGTCGTTGCGGCGACGTTTCGGACTCGCTCGGCCATGCGGTCGAGGTTGGCGTCCGTGATCGGCCCGTTCCGCCGCGACGGCGCGCCGTATCCGACGAGATCAGACAGATCTTGTCGCCACTCATCGGCCCGTTTGCGAGCAGAATCGAGCGAATTGTGGTTGGAGACGTTGCGCCCGAAAACGACGACGCGAAATCGTCCTCCGGCCGGCACAACGAAAACGGGATCGATGGATGCCATGACGCCACTATCGGCGATTTTCATCCGCGGCGAAAGACCTTCTGCCGCCTAATCCAAACTTTTCCGGAGCGAGTACTACCCAACGCGGCAAACTACGGTATCCTTCGCATTATGCCTATTCTCATCGACGACGCTGATCTAGAGGCCCGTCTACTCGCTATTGGAGATTCGCAGGCAATACCCGCGCCGCACAAGGCCACGGTAGCCCGCGTCATCCTTGACGCGGCCTGCGAGGCGTACGAGTCGGGAGACCTGACGCGGCTGCATCGGCTGCTGCAACTACACGATCCAATCATCCGGGTCGCTGCCAATCGTCGGCCGGACCCGGAAGCATGGCGACCCGAACTAGAAAGGAGCGACAATGGACAATGATTTTCTCGCCATCGATTTCGGCGACTACCTCAAAATCGACGCACTATCCAAGACGTCGATCACGGCGGCTCGACGAAGCCTTGCCCACTACCGCGCAATGCGGACGGACGGGATTCCAGAAACCGAGGCGATGGCAAAAGGCACGGCGGCTCACGCGGCGCTGCTGGAGCCGGAGCGATTTGAAGCGGACTACGTGGTCATTCCCGAATCGCTCGCGGACGGCATCTTCGACGCGAAGGGAAACCCCTATAAGGCCGTGAAAGCGACCGCCGAATACAAACGGCGACTCGCGGATTTCACGGCCAAGCATCCCACGGCGATTTTCGTCGACGAGCAGTGCCGGGCGGATTTTGCCGGGATGCGAGGCGCGATCAACGGCCACGGCATGGCGTCCGAACTTGTCGGGCGGCTGATTGTCCGCGAAGGATCTTTGCTTTGGTCGTGCCCCACGACCGGCGCGGCATGCAAGGCCCGGTTTGATGGCGTATCCGAGATGGACGGGCAGGTCGTTGGCTGGGACTACAAGGTGTCGTCGCGGCCGATCGACGTCCGGGCATGGACGCGGCAGGCGTTGGCCCTCGGATATCACATCGGGGCGGCGCACTACTGCGACGGATTCTCGCGAGTGAACGGCGAACGGCTCGACCGATTCATCTTCCTCGTACAGGAATCGACCCGGCCGTACGGAATCCGCATCTTTGAGTTTGACCGGGCAACTTTCTTGCTCGGCGTGCGGCAACGACTGGATTTGATCCGGGCAATCCAATCTGCCGAAAAGGATGGATGGTGGCCGGGATACAGCGAGAACGTCGAACTGATCTCGGCTCCCGATTGGGCATTTGAAGAAGATTTGGAGGCTACTGATGACTGAGTTTCCTCGCGCCGATTTGGCGACAAGAATGGCGGCCGCGCGTCTCGCAGCAAATATGACGCAGGCCCGGCTCGCGCAACTATCCGGGGCGAGCGTACCGAAGATTTCCAACTACGAGCGGGGTGTGACCGTCCCGACGCTCCGAACCCTGTACGCCATCGCAAACGCCCTCGATGTCTCGATGGACGATCTCTGCGGTCGCGTCGCCAACGTCCGAAAGGAGGACGCCGAATGAACGAGTTGCAATCCGCGACGGGAACGCCATCCCCATCAGAAATCGCGTCGATCATGCAGGAGGTCGTCATCGGAGGCGATTTGAGTCGTCTTTCGCCGGACGCCCGGATGAAGTACTACGCCCGAGTCACGGAATCGCTCGGGTTGAATCCGCTGACGAAACCTTTTGAGTTTATCCCGCTGCCCACAGAGGGGGGCCGGACGAAACTCACGCTCTACGCGACGAAGGCCGCGACCGACCAACTCCGGGCGAAGTACTCGATCTCGGTCACGGACGTCCGAATCGACGTATCGGATACGGAAATCGCCGCGACGGTATTCGTCCGCGACCCGTCCGGCCGTACCGACGCGGACGTCGGCGTCGTCCCGACGTCCTTCTACCATTTCAAGCGACGCGAAACGATCACGTTGTCGGGGGCCGATCTGGCGAACGCCCGGATGAAGGCCGTGACGAAGGCGAAGCGTCGCGCGACCCTTTCCTTCTGCGGGCTCGGAATGCTCGACGAGACGGAGGTGGCCGATATCGTCGCCTCATCGGGGCCGAGGGCCGAAGAAGCCGATCGCGTTGCCTCGGAGATTGCCCCGACGACGACTCTATCGGTCACAACATCCGCGCCAACGCCCGATCCGGCCACGGCCACGGCCGAGAAGTCACGATGGGATCGATGGGTTGACGCCTTTGCCATCCGCCACGGCACGGCCTCGGAAACGGCCGAAAAGGTGCTTTGGCAATGGATGGTCCGGGGCGGATACGCGCCCGAGGATCTGGACCATCCCGATCGAAGTCAGGAAATCTTTGCGGCGGCAAAAGACGAGGACCTCGGGCTTTGGGGAGCCATGATCGAGGACGTCGATTCCCGGCGGGCCGCAGCCTCGACGGATTGATACTCGGTCGGATAGCTTGGGTCGCCTTCGCAATGGAGCAGATATGGGCGATCGACCTGACCAACTATTCGGGATTGCCGAATAGTTCACTCGTCGCCTTCGCAATGGAGCAGATATGGGCGATCGACCCCTATGGGTCCGATGGTGCCTTGCGGTCCGATCCAGCGGGCTGCCCGGCGGAGATCGTGGCGTCGCGCTAGCCCTGCTGGAATGGGCCGACAGCCGGACCGGACGACTATGGCCGTCCGTTTCCTCGATCGCGGACGCGGCGGGCCGATCGGAGCGATTCGTTCGCGGGTCGCTTCGACGGCTTGCCGCCGCCGGATTGATCGCCGTGCCCGATGGATGGTCGGATGGAGGACGCGGCCGGACGACCTTGATTGAACTTCAGATACCCGAAACCCGGAACGAAACGACAGGGAATTTGGATGAAAACCCGGAACAGGGTGCCGGGATTACGTCGTCGGATCAGGCCGAAACCCGGAAATCTGCGCCCGAAACCCGGAAATCCACGACGCTAAACCCGGAACGAGGCGCCAGAGGAACATACCAAGAACCTTCCTATGAACTAAGAGGGGCGGAGCTAGTCGTCGGGGACGCGCCGCCGGACATGGTGACGAGCCCCCCAAAGGCTAAATCCGCCGCCCGAAATGCTATTGCCCGGGTGGCGAAACGAGAAAGGATCACCCCCGACGACGCCGCGCGATGGATCGTCGACCGGCTCGCTCGCTACGCCGCGATCACGCCGGCCGATCGACGGCGTTACTCCCTCCACGGATGGCTTGCCGACGAATGCTACGACGCGCCTTCGCTGATTGGAGATATCCGCCGTCAGGAACACCTCGACGCGGCCGACGCCGCGCGGAAGGCCGCGATCGTCGCCGCCGCCCGGGAACGAACCGCTCCGCCCGACGTCACGCCGGACACGCCGTTTGGGCGCGCAATCTTGCGATCCCGCGCTAGACGCGAACCGGCCGACTCACTACCGTCGGACGATCCGAAATCCAATTATTCGCCTTGAAAGGAAATCTATGCCTCAGCCACGAAATCTTACCGACGATCTTTGCGAAGCCATTATCGAGTTCGCCGCCGAGACGGCATTCTGCCAATACTGCGATATCAACGACCCGGGTCGACGATCCGCAAACGGCGTGCTTGGTCGATGGATCGCCGTCGCAATCATCGTCGAGCTTTACGGGGCGAGCCTAAAGTGCGCGAGCGAGGTTGCCGGGATCGGCCAGCCCCGCGTGTACGAGACGCGGACGCTTTGGTCCGAACAGATTCCCGGCAACGCGAAGGACCAAATCTTCGCCCGATGGGAGAAATACCGTCGCGCAAACAAACTGCCAACCCCGATGCAGATTCAGCGGGAGTGGTCAGCCGAAATGGTGCCCGCTTGACCCGAAAGGACGCCCGATGACCACTTTTCATTTCACCGCAAATCCGTTTCACGGACCCGTCCCGTACGTTTGCAGCGTGCCCGGACGACGCGGCGTTCTCTACAACAACGGCTCGATTTTCCCTCGCGATCTTGCGTCGTTTGAAATCGACCAGCCCAAGACGGCCGAAACTACGGCCCGCGCCCTCAGCCTGATTAACGACGTCACGCGGGTGGTTATCCTCGACCATCCACGTTTTGACGTCCTCGGACAGGAAAGCCGCCAAACCCGCGAAGCGGCCGAGTGGATGGAAGCGGCGGTTTGGGCGCCGCTTCGGGCTCGGTTGGGTCGCCGGGCGAAGATCTTTCAGTTCGGCGTGAAGCCGGAATACTCCGGCAGTCTGAATCCGTCGATTGTCCGATACGATCCCGAGTGGTGGCGATCCGAGACCATTGATTTGCCGCCGGGATACGACCGGGCGGTTTGGATTCCGGCCGTAGGGCAGTGGGTTCCGAATCGCGGCGGGCGATTTTGGACCCACGGCGATTTCTACCGCGCCGTTTCGTTGTTAAACGAGTCCGACGACGTATTGGTCTGGTTCGATCCCCGCAATTGGTCGGCGTCGAACTATTGCGCGACTCTCGGCGTTATCGCGGCGGCGATCAACTGGCCGGTGACGTTGCGGGACGTCGAGCCGCCTTCGGGATCGATGGCCAATTTGCTCGATGCGTTGGCATCGCCCGGATTCTCGATGGGCGATCTGGTGTCGATCCTCGCTGATTGGCGCGACGAAACGGGCGGGGACGCCCCGTGAGGCGTCGCGGCGGACGCGCTCGGCGTATCGACCCCATCACGGGCATGAACGCCGCAGAAGCCGCCTACGCCCGGAATCGGCTCGACGCCGATCTTCACGCCGGTCGGATCGCCGCGTGGGCCTTTGAGCCGGAACGCCTTCGCCTGTCGCACGCGAAACTTTCCGGCGGGCAGTCCGCGTGGTACACGCCCGATTTCCGCGTTGTCGGCGTAGACGGGATCATCGAGTTCCACGAAGTGAAGGGCCGATGGGAGGAGGCGGCGAAGGTCCGAATCCGCGTGGCGTCCGATCTGCACCCCTATCGCTTCGTCATCGTCACGGCGTCCGGGGGTATTCGCGCGGGATTTTCTTTTGCTTTTGCCGACGTTGAATAGGATGGCCGTATGACTCAACGAAACCTTGATATGCGTGCCGCCGCCATCGGCGCGGCGTTGACTGCTCTCGGAACCGCCTTGACGGCGCAGTTCGACGGCAATCCCGGGACCGTGGCCGATTGGGGCGTGGTGATTTCTACCGCGTTCCTTGCGTTTGCCGCGTGGCGTGGGCGATCTGAAAAGCAGCACGCGGCTGACAAAGCTAACGGAGGAACGTGATGAGCCGACTTGCCCTGACGATCTTCCTCGCGCTGGTTTGCGGCGCGATGACCGCGTGTACCGGCAGCCCCCATCGAGATTGGTACATCGCGGCCGGGACGTTCACCGCGACGGCAAACGCGATTGCTGACGCCGCTGAGGACGGGGCAATCCCGCCGGAAACGGTCCGCGACCACGTGCTGCCCCGGGCCGATGAGGCCGCGGCCGCGCTTGACGCCGCCTACATCCTGCTGCCGGAATCCCCGGGCGATCCGATTGATCCGTCTAACCGATCCGCGTTTGAGGAAAACCTCGCCGTGGTCCGGGCGACGCTGGAAATCATCCGCGCCGTTTTGACCGCCGGAGATCACGAATGAGCCTGCTCGCCGCCGTTCGCCTGTTTGAGGCCGCTGTCCAAGCCGCCGAAGAAATCGCCGCCGCGATTCGCGTCGCCCAAGCCGAGGCGCCGCCGTCGCAGCCCGAGATGGAGGAGGCCCGGGTGCGATCCGCCGCCGCTCTTGCCCGCCTCAGAGCCGTAGCCGATACTTCCCGCATTCCTCCCACGGGATGATTTCCCAACGGGACAATACAGAAATCGGAGTGCGGTATGGCCGTGGACGTTTTGACTGATTCTAATCGAGTGCAGCAGGACGCCCGGCTTGCTCGACTGGAAACCATCGTCGAGCGATTGGCGACCGAGTGGGAACGGGAGCGGACAGAGATTGTTTCGGAAATCCGATCTCTTCGCACCGACTGGACCAGATCCCGACAGTTCAGTTGGGCGCCGGTCGGTATTGGCATGTCCGTGATTGTTGCCGTCGTATCGTTAGGATCAACGCTTGTCTGGACCCTGATTTCGGGAAACACGGAGCGGATTCAACGTCACATTGATCTGCCCGGGCATACCGAGACGATGGTATGGTTAGAACGGGTCGATACGCGAACAAAGGCAATGGACGCCGCCTTGGATAACATCGAGAACTGGCGGCTCACCGATATCGCCGAAAACGCAACCAACGCCTCGGCGATCAATGCTTTTGACAACCGACTAACTCGGGTCGAGTATTTACTGGAGAGACAATGACTGACCAAACCTCGGCGCGTTTGCGCAAGATTCCGTGGCTTGTTCCTGATCGAGTCCCCGTTGAACGGCAACAGGAATATCGGTCGCTTGTCCTCGACTATCTCGCCGCCCCCCACGCCCTTTCGTCGTCTGCTTGCAAGATCAAGGTGCTTGGCGTGATGGGTTTGCTTTCGGACGATGCCGATCCGGGCGACGAACATCAAGAAAAGATTGCCGATCCCGCCGAGCCCGCCAAGCGATCTAAGAAGGCAGGATCGACGTCGGAGTCGTTTCCGGTCCGACGCCCCGATGGTTCTATCGGAATCCCCGGAAAGGAAACCTCCGAATGAATCCGGCCCGCGATGAAAGGAACTCCCGGCCGACTTATTCCGAGGACGAAATCGGAAAGGCGCCGCCGGTCCGGCCCGATCTCACAACGACTGATGCGTGGGATGCGATTGCGGCGCTTGGCGGGGTTCCCCAACTGCGCCTCGTAGACGTTAGCCAGCCGACCGGCCGACAAACGCTTCCCCGGGACGTCCCTCCGCCGCCTGTCTGGTGACGTTGAACCTACCCCTGTTCCCCCCTGCCTGCGGCCTCTGCGTTGCACGCCGCAGGCGGGTGAACGGGTAATCCCGACTAAGGCATCAGAAATATGGGAGGATTTTGATGAGCGAGGCCGTAAAGGCGATGGTGGTTGAGCGCGTTTCGGTTGAGTCGGTTCGACCCGATCCGGCGAACGTCAGACTTCACCCGGAAAAGAACCTAGACGCCATCGCCGATTCTTTGCAAGCGTTCGGGCAGCAAAAGCCGATCGTCGTTGACGGCCGAGGTATTATCGTTGCGGGCAACGGCACCCACGCCGCCGCGAAAAGGCTCGGATGGACCGATATCGACGTCGTGCGAACCGACTTGACCGGCCCGGAAGCCATCGCTTTTGCAATCGCCGACAACCGGACCGCCGAACTTGCCGAATGGGACCAAGCAGCCCTTGCCGCCCAAATCGCCGGGCTCGACGAGGATCTTCGGATCGGCTGGGACGACGACGACCTGTCCGATTTGCTTTTGGACGACGTGCCAACCGACGACGAAAACAGCCCTGAAACGACGACCCTCGCTGAACGATTTGGGGCGCCGCCGTTCACAGTACTCAACGCCCGCGAGGGATGGTGGCAGAACCGGAAGCGGGCTTGGATTGCGCTCGGTATCCGATCCGAACTCGGACGCGGAGAGGATTTGATCGGAGGGTGGGCAGATTTGCCCGCGCGAATTGCTGGGTACAACGAGGAAAAGAAGGGCGGGGAAGCGTTGACGCTACAAAGCCTTTCCGGCCGCGTTCCCGATTACTACCAGCAGAAAACCGATGCCGAGAAATCCGTCGGGCGGAAACTATCCAACGCAGAGTTTGAGGCCGACTATCTGGTGATCCCCGAAGGCGGCTTGTCTGGGTCCGGCACCTCCGTTTTTGATCCGGTTCTCACCGAACTGCTCATCCGATGGTTTTCGCCGGCGGGAGGCTCCGTCCTTGACCCTTTTGCGGGCGGATCGGTTCGCGGGGTGGTTACCGGGCTGCTCGGCCGCGCGTACATCGGCGTTGATTTGTCGGCCCAGCAGATTGACGCGAATCGCGATCAATGGAACCGAATCGCCACCGCCAATCCCGATGGCCCGGTTGAAGAAACGCCGATTGCCCCAACGTGGATCTGCGGGGACTCGCGGGAAATAGTCCCGACGATCACCGAATCGGCCGACTTTGTGATGTCTTGCCCGCCGTATTACGACCTTGAAAACTATTCCGACAACCCGGACGATTTATCCGCGATGGAAGATGACGATTTCCTCGTCGCCTATCGGGAAATCATCGCCGCCGCCGTCGCCCGACTTCGGCCAAATCGCTTCGCCGCGTTTGTAGTGGGGGACGTTCGCGACAAGAAAGGGATTTACCGCAACTTCGTGTCGCAAACTATCGCCGCGTTTCAGGACGCCGGTGCGAGCCTCTACAACGAGGCGATCCTTGTGACCCCGCTGGGATCGTTGCCGATCCGTGCCGCGAAGCAGTTCGTGTCGGGCCGGAAGATGGGCAAGACCCACCAAAACGTCCTCGTTTTCGTGAAGGGCGACCCGACCGAGGCGACAAAGGCGTGCGGCGAGCCGACCGCCCTTGCCGAAATCAGCGAACAGGCGTCGTGATGTCGATGACGTCGAAAGGCTGGAGATCCGTCCGGCCGTCCTCGTCGACCCGGGAGATTCGATACCGACCCGGGCCGGACTTGACGGCCGCGAGGTGAGCCGCTTCTTCCGTTTCGTACGCCCGCTTGCCGTCGCGGAAGCAAAAGCTGCGCGGGTCGTGCGTGGCGACCTTGAAATACGGGAAGGCGTTGATTTGACGACGGATGTGGTGCTTCATGGTGGTCATCATCGGATAGTTTGCCCGCCGAGTCAATATCTTCCCACGGAAAAGACGAAGAAATGTCCGGCCGATTTGTGAAAGGCGATCCGAGGATCAACCGCCGCGGGCGCCCGTTGGGCCGAACGTTGTCGGAGATCCTTCGGGAAGTCTTGAACGAGGAAGCCGTCGATCGCGGGGGGCGACTGACCGGGAAAACAATCAAGGAAATGCTTGCCCGGCGTGCCGTCCGGGCTGCGGCGGAAGGAGACTTTCGATTCTTCAAGGAAATCCTCGACCGCACCGAGGGACGGGCGCCGGAAGTCGATCCGCTAATATCCGAGAATGAAACCGCGCCGTTGGACGACGCCGCCGTCGAGGCGATGAACGATCTCCTGAGATCCGCCGATGATTAGCCCGTCCATCGAATCCTGCACGCCCGAGGAAGTCCGGTATTTAGTTCGATCGTCGCCGAATCTATTCGCCGCGTTCATCACCGGGCGAAAGCAGGGCCGCATCCACGTTCGGATGCAGAAGCACTGGACTACTCACCGCGATTCGTACGTCGAGGTTCCGCGAGGGCACGGGAAAACGGTCCAGATGGCTTTGCGAACGGCATTCGATATCGGGAACACGCCGTCGATCCGAATCAAGTACATCCAGCAGACCGATCCCGAAGCCGTCAAGACAAGCAAAATGGTGCGGGCAATCGTTGGCTCGCCTCGGTTCCGTTGGGTGTTCCCATCGGTCAACCTGCGGCGTGGCGAAACGGCGTCGGGGGCGTGGTCGGTCGATTTCCCGGGCGGCGGCATTCAACGCGACCCAACGTTTGAGGCTCGGGGCATCTTCGGCCGGGCCGGTGGTCGCTGGGATCTGATAGTCGCGGACGATATTTGCGACCTTCGGAACGCCGTGCAACAAGCGACGCTACGCGAGCAAGTGAAAGAGGCGTGGGCGAATACGTGGCTGCCGATGGCGGACGAATCGGCGGATGTTCGTCCGTGCCTCCGCAAAGTCGGCACCTGCTACCACGTGGATGACATCACGGCGGATTGGCGGCGAAAGCACGGGCCGGACGGTTCGCTTCTTCGGTGTCCCTGTATTGGCACGGAGGAATCCCCGTGGCCCGAGGTGATCACGCCGGAGTTGCTCGCCGAGCGGCGGGCCGACTGGGGGCCGGTCGCCTACGCCCGGGCGATGCTGCTGGAGCCGGTATCGTCCGAAGTTCTAATCTTCCCAAGCGAATGGCTCGACGCCGCTTTGTACGAGCCGCCGATGCCGACCGCCGAAGGCCCATCCAACACGATTCGCGTCGCGGCGTTGGATTTCGCGTTCACAGAAAAGCGGCTGGGCGACGGCAACCCCGACTATTCCGTGTGCCTCATCGGCGACCGCCGAGGCGACGGGCATCTATTTGCCACGGGCCTTTTCCGCGCCCGGCTGACTTACCCCGAGTTTCGGGACCGCGCGATAGACTGGATGAAGGAAGCGGGGGTCCGATACGCCTACGCCGAGGGCAACGGGCCGCAGATGGGCCTCGTGCAAGATTTCAACCGCCACGCCCCGTTTCCGGTCGTCGGCGTCCCCCGGGCAACGGACAAGGTGACGCGGGCGGCGGAAATCCAGCCGTTCGTGATGTCAGGCCGATATCACCTTCCGGCCGTTCGCGCGAATGGGCGACTTACGGTGCGGGCGGATTTTCAATCCCACTACGATGAAGTCACGACTTTTCCGGCAGGCGATCACGACGATACCGTTGACACCATGATTGACCTGATAAACGCCGCCGCTACGCTCGGTTGGGCGGAAACGATCGACCGATCCGATCGTCGGCCAAGCAAGTCCCGCGATCCCCGAAGGATGTATCAATGAGCCCCATGCCCGGCGTTGAGCCAAACGACCAACCGAACCTTTGGGCGGATGAGCGGGCCACCCCGCCGCCCCGGCAAGGAACCGTCGTCGCGCGATCGGTCTACAACCTTCAGCGGCAAATCCTCAGGTACGCCTCGGACATTCTTTTCTCGTCGGATATCTCCTACCGGCGGGACCGCAATCTCCAGCGGGAGATGCGACGCGATCCGCAAATTATGTCGCCCCTGCTTCAGCGGCAGTACGCCGTCGCGCAACTCCCGTGGTCAATCGTCCCCGAGAACGAGGAAGATCCGATCCAAGTCCAGCAAGCACAAGAACTTGAGGCGTTAATCGTCCGAAACCTTCGGCAGCCGACCGAATTCATGCGGTCGCTGCTTGAAGCGGTTTGGGGCGGGGTTTCCGCTGTCAACGTGCATTACGCCCCGACATCCAACGGAAAGATTGCGCCGACGACTTGGACGCCGTTTCACTGGGATTCAATCGCTTTCGACGACGAGGGCAACGTCGGGCTCTATGTGAACCAAAACTACCCCGGCGAAAAGGTCGTGGCGAATATGGGATGGGTTCATCCGCTTGTTGGCGCCGAACGGCAGGCAACGGTCGTCCACGTGTTTAACCGGACCGCCCCCGATTACGAGGAGCCCTACGACGCCCGGTTCGTATACGCCGGTCGAGGCCTGCGTGACGTCGTGTGGTACTTCTGGCTGATGCTCAATACCCAAATCGGCCTTTGGACGACCTACAACGAACGCTATGGGATGGGCATCCGCGAGGGCCGATATCCGGCGGGCAACGTCGAGGCGAAAGAGGCTATGCGATCCGTTCTCGACAATCTTGTCGGCGACGTCTCGGTTCTTTCGCCCGTCGACCCCAACAACCCCGATGCCTACGGAATCCGAATCCACGAACCGAATACGAGTTCGCAGTCGGTCTACCGGGAGATCATCGACGAATTCCTCGCCGGCCTCATCAAGGAACTCATCATTGGTCAGCGGGCCACAACCGAGGCGACGTCCTCCGGCCTCGGATCGTCGGTCGGGGACCAGCACGCCGAAACGTTTACGCGGATCATCAAGGGCGATGCGATGTCGCTCGCCGATACGCTGACGTTTGAGTTTGTCCACGTTCTCCACGAATGGAACTTCGGGAACACCCCCTACAAGCCCCGGCTTGAGTTTGCAATCGAGGACACGGACTCCGCCGATTGGCTGGCGGGCGTCGAGCGGGCATTTGGCATGGGGCTGTCGATCCCGGCCCGGCAGGTTCGCCAGCGGCTCGGAATCGACGAGCCCAAGAACAATGAGGAGGTGCTGTCGCCCAACGCCGGGATGGGCGGCCTCGATGCCCTATTCGGCGGGATGCCCGGCGCCGAGGACGGCGCCCTACCGCCGGAAACGGATGAGTTCGCCGGTCTGACCGGGGCGGACTTCGATGCGTGATATCGGCCGGGTGATTGCGTCGGCTGTGGACGCGGCCCGCCCGCACTACCGCGAGTTCATCGCGGCGATGCTGGAGAATCGCTGGGAGGACGCTCACGAAGCGTCGCGGCATTTCGCGATGATCACCGCCCGGGGGCTGCTACTCGCCGACGTCGCCGGGCGTGCCGACGTCTGGGACGCTTTGACTCGGGCAGGCGTGGAGGTCTTTCGACGCGAGGTGTCCTACACCGCCGGGTTATCCGTGGCGACCGGATCGGATCGTTTCTTCGTCGGGCCGTACGCCGACGCGGTGATGAAATTTGAGTCTCGGATTCCCCGGCTCCGATCCGAAATCGATCGGTTATCGCGGGCGTCGATGCGGACGGCAGCGGCGATCGTGTCCCGAGAAACAGCCGCCGCCTTGCCGATCCTTGTCAAGCGGTCTGTGGCGTTTCGGGCGGCGATCGAGACAGCGTTTTGGGTGTCGGACGTCGATCTAGAAACGGTCGTCAATCTGAAATCGCTCGTTGCGGACGTTATCCGGGGCCGCATGCCCGAGGTTGAAGGCGAGAAAACCCTGCCGGATTTCATCGACCGGGCCAGATTGGCGGGGGCCACTAACCTAACGGATAACCGTCTGGAGACGATTTATCGGACGAATCTTATGGCAGCCAACGGGAACGCCCGGGCCGATGCTTTGTCCGACCGGGACGTCCGCCGTGTCGCTCCGCTGGTCCGAATCGTCGAGACGAAGGACCGCCGGACCCGAGGGGCGCCGGGCGGCGTCTACGGCCGCAAGGGCGGCCCGAACCCGGGATATCACTGGCAGATGGACGGCTACATCAACACTGTCGACGAGATCCGTCGTTTGGATCTTGTCCCGCCGAACGGCTACAACTGTCGCGGAGCCTTGCGGGCGGTTCTTCCTTCAGAAGCGCGGCGACTCGGACTTTTTGACGATGAAGGGCAAATCGACCATCAAGCGCTCCGGCGTTACAACGGGGACCGGCAACGAATCGTTGATGCCGGGCTTTATCCCGACCCCGGGTTCCGAAAGATCGGAATCACCCCCGCTGTCGCCGCCTGACGACTACGCCGACGTTACTGCGATTCAGCGGCAAACGCTTCGCGTGGTTGCGGATCTCATTCACGAATGCCAGACCATCTCCCGTTGGAACAGCCCGACATACGCGAATATCGCGGCTCGGACGGCCAAGTCGCCGTCGACCGTCCACGGGATCGTCCAGCGACTGATTGATGCCGGCCTGCTGGACGGCATTCCGCATCGGTCGCTTTCCCTGACGCTGACCGACGACGGCCGAACGCTATTAGCGCGAATGGACGCGGAAAATCAATCTCCAGACTCCGACGAAAGGGTAGGTTAGAACCATGACGACCGCCGCAACCCACATCGCCGAGCCGTACGGTGAAGGCAAAGTCCTGATTCGGGACGTCGAACTCTTCGCGGGCTACGACCCGGAAATCGACGATTCCCGCGAAGACGCCGACGAGATGCGGAAGTGGGACGACGAGAAGGTCCGCGACGTCGTCGATCGCACGAAGTTCTATATGGCTCGCGGCGCTTACCCGAAGCTCGTCAAACTGCACCAGCGGGAGGGGCAGGATACGCCGGACGAATCCTTTGGCGATATCGTCGAGATCCGATACGAAGGCCGATCCGGCGTGCCGATGATTGTCGGCGATATTGTCGTTTCCGAGCAGACATTCAAGCGGGACATTGCGTCTGGCGCTTTCCCGCGACGATCCGCCGAGATCTGGCCCGACGGCTACCTGTCTGAGGTGGCCCTGCTTGGCCGTGAGACGCCCGCCCGGCCGCTGCCCGATATGAGATTCTCTCGCAACGCGACTACAGGAGCCGCCCCGATGGTCTTTGTCCGCAACGTCGAGCCTGCGACCTTTGCCTTTGACGAGTCAAAGATCAAGCGGGCGAATGACGGGAAGTTTGCCACAAAAGAGGAACGGGCCGCGTCGGAAGCGGCTTCTGATGACACGAAGTCGCCAGATGTTTCAAAAAAGCCAAATCGGTCATTTGAGGAGCAACCGGACGCCGAGGATGACGTCGACATTGACGCAGCCGACTTTGCGGAAGAAATCGCTGAAGGCCGAATGGAAATCGGAGACGCTGCCGAAGAACTGGCTGCGATGCACGGCTTGTCGTTTGCCGACGCGGAAAAGATTATTGAAGGGGCGGTTGACGAACGCGAGGCAGAAATCAATCGCAACTACGAATACGACGACGACGAATACGACGACGACGAAGACGACGACGACGAAGACGACGACGACGAAAAGGATTCGGCTATCGAGCCGGATCTCGATGGCATGGAGGACGACGCCCGCGATCTCGCCTCGCAGGTGCGTGATGGGTCGCTTGGCTTCGACGACGCAATCGCGAGTTTGTCCGTCGACTTCATGATTTCCGAAGGCGACGCGGCGGATTTGCTGCAAACGGCGATCGACGCGATGCCGGACGCGAGCCGATTCACGCCCGAGGAACTTCAAGCGCAAGGTCGCGCCGCTCTCGACGA